GTCAACGCCGTAGTTGTAAATTGCTAACGCTGCGCGCAAATTAACATCAGCCTGTAACAAGTTTTCTGCTTCGGTGATAATGCCGGCATCAGTAAGCCATGGTGTCCAGAATCCGTTGATTTGCATTAGACCGCGCGACCCACCGTTTGGGTCTTTGCTGTTGTAGGCGTTCGGGATGCAACGCGACTCTCTAAACATGACGGATTCGAGGACGGTGCGCTGATCTGCAGGCCAGCCAAGGTTTACGGCCAGCGCGCTGAACTGCTCACACGCCGACGAGTAAGGGTCAATGTAGATCGTTGAGCTGGTAGTCGTGGTTGGCTCAATCAGGTATGGCGTGACGTCCAAAGGCGCCAAGGCGATAGTCCCAGACGGGCTACCAGACGCGTCAGGAGCCCCTGTAAGCGCCGTAAACCCGAAAACCGTACAAAGCACTAACCCAATAATTTTTTCTGCAAAATAGTTCATCGTTTCTCCAAAGGTATGGGCACGCCCCAACTGGATGCGTGCGATCTGAATGCGATTTGTCCCATTAGGAACTTGCCCGACTCTGGGCTCGAAAATATCTGCACCAAGATTTCTTGGCCGTTGTCCATCACTCCCGTATAGACGCTGTAATCAACTATCTGTGGGTCAGTCATTGCCTGTCCTTCTGTCGGTACTCCGACCTTAGAACATAGATCAAGCCTTGGGTGGGATTTCCCCGAACACCTTTAGGAATGCGGCTTTTACCCAGATCACCGAGTCGGCAGCTTGTGGAGAAATCTCAATGTGAAACCACCGACCGCCAGGTGCACCTGACACGGTTTTGCTGTCGTAGTTCTTCCAAGCCTGTCGGTCGCAACGCCATGCCGCGCCAAATTCTTTTGGGAAATAATCAATCACCATTTGTATGCCCAACTCGTTTGCATGAGCGATCATTTTGTCAATGAATTCTTTAGCGTTTTTGCGTGTTGCGTTTGGATGTTTTTCGCTTGTAGTAAATCCAGCGTCCCACGCCCTGCCTGTTGCGTGAACGCTTAGAGTTCCTGGTTTCCCCTTGACGTCGCGCTGGCCCCAACTTCCGAGATTGACAAACGCGCCATTCGAGTGCGCCGTCACTTGTTTTATGAACTCGTTCATGCCGTCACGCGGCGCTGGTGATGCGCCGTCAGCGTTGCCAATGTAGTCGCGTGCGTTTGGCACGCCAGCCTTAGCCTTGGCTACTGCCACGACCAAACTTCATGTCTTTAGGGTTGAAGTAACGCAACGCTGTTGGGCAGACCGCGCCGATTGCAGCTGCTAAAAGTGCGGATGGGTCTGTGTTGCCTGTTACTGCGAGCGCAACTACCGCGGCGAGCATTGAGCGACCGTATGAGGCAAATAGGGCTTTGTCTTTAGGCTTCAACATCTTTGTCTCCTTCTTTTGCTTTTGATTTTAGCCCGTTTGAGGCCACTAAGCCTGACAACGTGCCAGTCATAAAGACGGTGAGGGTTGATAGCAGGTCTATAAATGCGGAGTCGTTAGGGCTTTGATGGCCGATCGGCTGGGTCACAAACATGAGCGCATAAACAAATCCAAGCACGGTGATGGCAAACACGCTGGCGAGAATGATTCCGACAACAACGATTAGTCGAGCGTGGAGCTCCTCGGGTTTAAGGCGTGCTCTCATAAATTAAATCCCTTGTGCACGTTCCAGATGGATTGCAGAGTGGTGGTTCGCATTCAGGCTTTTGCCAGTTGGCTGGGTCTTGGCATGGGTAACGGTATGAGCCGTCATAACCGCATCCAGCGCAACCCCACAAGACGACCGCAACAAGCGCGACGTATCCGATGAGGTAACGCCATTTCATGCAGGCCGTGTTGGGAACTTAATCTTCTTTGGGTCAGCGTTGTTGGCTGGTAGGTCGCGCAAGGCTTGACGGTAGGTTGCCCATGCTGTTTTGTCGGCTGTGCTGTCGGCTACTTGTGTCCAATCGCAAGCCGCCAGTTCGGCGTTGCGCCATAGACGAAAACGCTCAAAAAAATAGTCGTCAGGTACTTCGTCTGCGTTTTCGTGTGGTGCTACGAAATCTTTATAGTTCATTTATGCCGCCTGATAAATTGCGTTAAAGAAAACAATGTCGCCGCTAGCTACGGTAATTGATGGGAATTGACCAAAAAGTGAGCCGCCAGTACCGTTTGCAAACATGGACATGGCAGTTGTGCCGTTTTGCACAACCGTTCCGTTGTATTGAACAGTTGTACTACTGTCATAAAAACCGCCTGCGCCAATAGGTGCACCAAAACTTCCGCCACCTGTTGCAGCAGTTATTGGCAAAGTTATGTTTATAACATTTTCTGCCGTTCCAGCACTCGTACAAGACAAAGACACAGAAACAAACACAAGTTTATTTACTTGTGTATATTTTGCATATTGAACTGTGTTAGTGACGTTTACGCCCACAGTCAAAGTCGGCGTGTAACTTGTCCACGCTTCACCAATGCCGTTTAACTCGGCTGCCGTCAGGACATCGCCTGCTACAAATGGGAATGGGTTAGCCATAGTGTCTCCTATCCTAAAACATTGAACTGGTTAAGTGTGCCATATGTGAGGTTGTCCAAGATCAGCTCATAAACAATAACGGTCGGTGATGTCGAGTACAGCACACGGTGGCCTGTGAAATAGTCCAAATAATGCTCGATGCCTTCCACGCTTAAATCCTGTGCCAATTCGGTTGTGCCGGCACCGCTTTGGAACGTCTTTTCAATGCTGATCGTGTCGCCTATTTCTACGGTTGCCAGCGTGTCCTTTTGGGCGTCGGTCAGCATTAGGAATTTGGTTTCAACCGATGTAAACCGTGGCTCTGGTATTGGGTTGAGCAGGTAACTGGCAGCGGTGTTTATGGCGGTTTGCTCATGTAGCAGGCTGTTAAGGATGCTGCTTGTCTGAATAAAGTATTCCGCTATAGAACCTGCGTTGGTCGCTGTTGCAGTCTTGCCGTCCAGCCCTGTAACCACAGACCTGTTGATCACCTCGTTCGCCTCAAACGAAATGCCGAGACCGTCATAATTGATTTCGGTGCCGTCGTCGTGGAAGTCTGCTACAGACGCGCTAAGGGTTGTTCCGATGCGTTCCTGAAATGTGAGCGTGCCGTCCTTCGACATAAACACACGACCAAACTCTGCTGTCTCATTAATTTGGGTTATGTATTGCAACACGTTCGTTCCTGCCGGCACGGTGTAGTTGCTGTCATGTCCAAGGTTCACGGTGCCTGTCGCAATGTTGCGTTGTAGCGCAGGAAAATCAACCTCTGGTAGGTCAAGTACCGTTTCTATGCGTTCGCCTGATGTTTCGGCAACTACGTTTAGTTCGTCCATAAAAGTTTGTGCCAATAGGTAGAACTGGTCAGCGCAATACACGGTCACGGTATCTAGGCCGCCGAGCGCAAAGTTGTAGTCATAGTTGACGACATAACCCGAAAACAGGTATTCAGGTGTGTCTGTTTGGTCGTATCGGATGAGTTGCACTTTACGCATAGGTGCAAGACCTGGCTTAGATTGCGGTGTGTCGTAATACGGACTGTTATCGTCAAACGGGTTAAAAATGCCGTCCACGTCGCGGATGGTAAATGTCATCGTGCCTGCGCTGAACTGATCGCCAATATCTCGACGACCGCGCCTTACATTGACTTGCGTACAGTCAGCCATCACGTCGGCATATTCGGTGTTGCCGTCAAGCACGAAGAACGTGTTATTGAGAATTCCTGACGTCACGTTGTCAAGCGTGAACGAGTTAACAATAAACCCTGTTTCTATTTGCAGGTCGTAGTTACCTGAATCAACAACCGCGACGCCTGGCATTAGGCAATGTTCAGAGCCAACGGCCCTGCACTCCGTGAGTAGGCGCGCAACGCGTTAACAACAGATTCACCTATTTCGGCGCTTGTGGCAAGACCGCCAGTTACGTTGATAGTTACTCCGCCGCCTGTGGCCATGCGATCTAATGGCACTACGGCTTCTGGGCCTGCTTCACCGATAAGAGCCAAGGTAGGTGATGACACGATGCCGCCATCAGCAAGTCGAGGAATACTCGGACGTCCAGGTGCAGGCTTATTAACTGTTTTGCCAAGTTGTGGCACGGGCACAGTTGGGGCTTTAGGCAAATCAGGCAACAACGGGATTGAGTTATATGCGCTAATGATTGCGTTAACTGCGCCGATAGCAGCGTTAACCATGCCGGCAAAGAACCCGATAACCGTGTTGACAATTAAGTTGATGCCGTCACGGAACCACTCAAACTTGTTGTACGCGGTTACAAGACCCACGATCAGCAATGCGACGCCTGCGGCAATAAGGCTGAACGGGTTAAGTGCCATAGCAATGTTTGTTGCCACGATCGCAGCGGCAACTATGCCGATAGCAGCTGCAATAGCCAAGAATGCTTTGGGGTTGTCTTGAGCCCATGCAGCAAACCTGTTAAGTACTGGTAGTACTGCTTGAAGAACGGGCAACAACGCAGCACCAATTGACTCTTG